AAAGGTTCATTTCACTGTCTTTTGTTTTTTTAGAGTCTACAAGTTTTTGAATCCCCATTACTTCTGAGATGGAGAGTTTTTTGATCTCTACTTCATCATTCATAAAGGGAACTTTTTTTGTTTGACTTTTACCGACTAGGTGTTTCATTTTAACCGATCTTTTTCTGTGAATAGTTCTGAATTATTTGATTGGAAGTCATCGAGTAACTTTCTTACTTTGTGAAGAACATCCAAAGTTTCCATGATTTCTTGGCCCATTTCTGAATCGTTATCAAAATCCTGAAACCGTTCAAAACTCTTTCTAATACTAATATCAACGCTTCTTCGCATGTGCCGAAAAGTTGTGCGCATAACAAACGTTTTACTAAATGGTTTTTCTGTCATTACAATTCTCTTACAGTATTGCTAAGAGACCCCTGTTAAGGAGCCTCTGTAGCTAATATTTAAATTAAGCAGCAATTGTTGCTGGGCCAAAGAAGTCAGATTGCGCCGACAATGTAACTGTTGCAGTAGTTGCATCAGTCAAAGCAGGGTTAACCAAGATAGCTTCAATTTTACCTTTAAAGTAAAACTCTGTATTGGCTGGTGTCATTGTTGATGCCGCACCCTCGTCAGGAGTAACTGCAGATGCAGTCATCATGAAACGGAATACCGACTCAGTGCCAATGAGGTCATGGATTGCTTCCATGTCGCTTGCTACATAGTTTACTGTAATCTCAAGAGTTGGAGCATCAGACTGCCCTTGAACTTGGGATGAAGTGTTTTGTCCGTAAACAGGAACGTTTACGATATTTGCAGGAGTACCAATTGATGGAAATTCTCGGACAGAAGGCATACGAACATGAGTTGCGTCTGCTGTTCCGGGAGTTGTGCCTACAAATAGTGCTGCACATTCTGCGGCAGTATCGGTGCCAGCAGGAATGGTGCCTGTAAAGATGTCGAGGTAAGTAAAAATACCCGCACCCAGTGATGAAATGTGCGCCATTTGTTATTCTCCGTATAATGTAAATGGAATTATATATCTTGCGCTGTATAGCGACTTGTTAGACGGGTCTAGCCCTTCCACATTCAAATAAGATGTTGAAAGCTCCGTGCCATTAGTTAAACGTTTATTTACGAGGTTTATATCTAAAATATCTGAGATAGCCATAAGCCTAGCTTGACCATCTCCGGCTTTAACAAATATTTTTAATATTACAAGCCCTTCAACAGTTTTAGCCCCACCATAAACAGAGTTCTCACTGCTGCTCGGTAAAACAGACAATCTGCAGAACTCATTATCATTGTTAATTGTACCCTGATAGTTGTCAGGATAAACTTCAATTGAGTTCGCTAGCCAACCTGCTGAAGCAAAGACCTCTTCAATATCAGCCAAAATGTTATTATACATTTTAAGACTCCTTGACTAGGACTGCTTCAATAATAAAATCGTTATCATTAAAGTCAACAATATTATAAGTAACATTATCGACTACAATGCTATCGTAAACTGAGAGGTTTACTCCGGTTTTCATCATTGCAGAAACTGTAAAACCTTCACCAGAAGGTCTCTTTTTAGATTGTATAATTACCTCTACTGTTTGAGTAGAAGAATTGCTAACTGTGCTACGAGTTGCAAAGTCATAAGAACTTACACTCTTAGTTGTTAGCGTAGCTGTTTTTACCAAGTCACCTACAGAATCAAATGCTTTATTTACAGCATTAGTTACTTTGGTATTAAGTGACATTAGTTAGCCCTCCACCAAGAAGCCCCTAGGTTTGATTGACCTCTTCGGATCAATGGCCTAAGTGGTTTCATAACGATGCTTGGTGTAATAGAAACTCTAGTAACATCGTTATTAGAGTCAGTAATACTAATACTCCCTACAGTAATAGACTCGAAGGTCTGAGTAGTCTGTGCGAGCAAGTCTTCGTTATTTAGCAGGTGTAGTGCCTGTTCGTAAATAGCAATTTTAACTAAGTTAGGGATTTCAGAGTCTGAGACTGTGATATCCTGCCCCATTCGATTGTCATAATAAAGGACATTCTTACGGGGCCAAGCAAGAGCTTGAGAAGGACTAACAGCAGAACCAATCCATGATTGATTATCAATAATTTGAGTAGCAGTTACAAGAGCTTCTTCTTTTAAACTCTCTGCAGCGGCGTCCCACGTAGCGGTGTCGATGCGAGTTACAAAATAGTCATCAGCGTCAGTAACTTCTACATAACTATTAGTATTTAGAACTAAAGCCATTAGTCCCTCCTTACTTAATTATGAGTGGAAGATAGGCAGGATGCCCAAGTTCAGTGCGTCCATTTTACGAGTCCAAGCGGAGCTTGCAGCATAGTTAGCATTTGTAGCAAATGCGTTAGTAGCACCAGCCCAATCGTAGCCCATTGGATGCATGATAAAGCCATAGCGATACCAAATGTTTGTAGAACCACCACCAGTGTAAGAGGCCGCATCACGGTCTACTTCTACAGGAGTTGGAGCATTTACAGGAGCAAAGGAAATTGACTCTGGTTTGATGATGAAAGAACACTTGTCAGATTGTGCGTTCAAGTCGCCAGAAGCGTCACCAGAAATACGTTGGTTTGCACGAGTCATAACCAAACGGAATTTACCGCCAAATACGCTATCAAATTCCATGTTGCCATCTTGTACACGAGTTTGGTCTACAAGGTTAGCAGCACGCATCTCTGCCATTACTTCAGGAGAAGTAACAAGATACATATAATCTGGTTCGTGGTCTTTGAAGCCCATACCCAAGGCACGGAACAAGCGCTCACCACGAGCAGCACCAATTGCAGTGGAGTCAAACAGGCGGCGCTCATCAGAGGAGCCTGTTGCAGCAGCACCGAAGGCACCAGCAGCGTTGATATCGACAAACATACCTGTGTTGGCAGCGTCTGCGTCTGTGTCAAAGCCAACAAGACCACCGTTACCAGTACCGCCAGCGTCACCCAGGGCAACTTCGTAGGAAGCAACACCTTTAAGCACGTTGAGAAGTGCATTGCCTTCATCATCGCCACGAACTTGTGCAAAGTCACGAGCAATCTTAGCAAGACCATCTTGCTTTGAGATTACTTCTTGCAGGTTTACCTGTTGAGCACCAAAGGTACGCATGGTTTTGATGTAGTTAGCAATGTCTGTGGTGATGTCGGTGTAAGTACCGTCTGTTGCACTTGACAAAGATGGAACGTTGATGTTAGCTGACAAAGGCTTGTTCCAACGGAACTGACCAATAAAAGATTCACCATCGGCAGTAATGTCTGCACGTTGTCCAACAATACCGGAAGAATTGAGTTTCTTTTCGGTTGTATAAGCTTCGTCTGCATAAGCAGAGATCGCTACTGCGACATTTTGAAAGTCTGTGTTTGTAATAGCCATTTTAATGTTTCCTTATAGAACTATTATTATATTTAATAAGAGAAGGAGCCTAGTTGACCTTTAGCGGCCAGCCCCAATACTTCCTCTTGTGACATTTCCCCTAGAGATTTCTTTCGATCCATTTGAGGAGTGCCGGAGGGTTGCCCGATTCCTGAACCGGAGTTAGCTTTAACTCGGAACAAGAATGCATTATCTTCATCTTTAGAGTAGTTAACAACAAAGTCTTGGATTGTTGTACCTGATTTATGAACCCAACTACCGTTTTCGTTTTGAACGAGTTGCTCAACAATATCACGGTAAGCTAGTTGGCGAGAGCGGTCATTCCGAAAGTCTAGCGCAGCAAGGGTTGAGTTAACAACACTATCACGATTAAGTTTAGTGTTCTCTTCTTCAAAGACCTTGAGTTGTGCTTGAGCCTCTGCGAGTTTCATTTCTAAAACTTCTTGGACTTTACCTTCTTCTTCAAGGCGCTTAATTTGCTCTTGTTTTTGCTTTTGTTCAATCTCAGCAGCCTTTTTAAGAGCCTCGTCTCGTTCATTAGACATGCGGTCCATGTTTGCTTTCATTTTAGAAAGACGTTCTTGTACCGCTTGTTCTACTGGATCTACCTCGTCTTTAACGGGTTGCTCCTGAACTGTTTCTGGTTCGGATGCCTTAGTTGGCTCCTGATCAGTTACTTCTACTTCTTCAACTAAATTATTATCTTCACTCATTGATTTTCCTTTCAAGCACAGCTTGATTTATATAAATTTGAGGATTACAAATCCTATTAAACAGTTAGTCATAGGCTATTACAAATAACTATGGACCAATTCCATACCAGTCTTTCCCTGCCGGGATTGGAGCTAATATGTCTCTTCTTGTGATCTTATCTTTGGGATCAATAAGACCTAACTTCCTAGCCCTAGTAATTAGAGCATTATAGGAGCTTCTTGATAAACCCTGTCTCCGCATTTCAAGAAGGGTTTTTCTAATAGTGTCGCCTTCAAGAGCATCTGCATAGATGGTTCTTAAGGCCGTTTTAGCGTTGTCTGCTTCAGCGATGTTTGTAAAGAAAGCATCGTGAATAGTTCCTGTTTCAACGTTATTTTTACGTCCCCACAGGTGGAAACGCCTTACAATAACTGCATCGTTACTGTGGTTTCCATTAACACCTAAACCAATACGTGCGTCATTAAGAGACCCCTTCCCAAGGAGTTTCCCATCTTCTGCACTTGATTCATAGATATTAGCAATTTTACGACCCGTAACTGGGTCTGTAAACTCTATGCGCTCTTGTATCTTAGGGCGATACCTTTGCGTCATTATTTTCCCATCAAAAGTAACCCAAGGTATATCTACTTTTTGGGTTTCTTCAACAAAGACCTTTGCGACCTCTTTCCAGTAGTTAATAAAGTTATCAGTTACTGGAGCACGTTCAGCAAGGTTTTTTGACATAATCCTAGAAATCTCTGAGAATTCTTTTGGGCCAATTATCCCTCTACGAGAATTTGTTAACTTATTAACAAACTCAGCGGTGTCTGGGTGAATATCCTGAGC